GTTGGCAAAAATATGCCACACTGAATACACTGTGGAAGAACTAAGAGAAGGACTATGGCTAAAAAGAATCGAGCCCGCACTGTTGACAGCATAACTGATTGTGCTTGTGTGATCCACGGCACTGGATATGACTGGGTGTATGTAGAAAAACTCTACAACATGTTGAGCCGTAATTTACCACAAGGCATACGTTTTCATGTTTATACCGAAGCAGATAGACCAGTGCCATCACACATGATCAAGCATGAATTAAAACTTTGGCCGGGCATTGGTGGACCAAAAAGGTCATGGTGGTATAAAATGCAACTGTTCAATGCCGAACATCATCAGGGTAATTTGCTGTATTTTGATTTAGATTGTGTGATTGTCAACGACCTGGGTTGGCTACCTGCACTCAGTACAGATTGTTTTTGGACCATAAAGGATTTTAGATATCTGCAAAGATCCACTTACGTCAGTATGAATTCCAGCATCATGTGGTGGAATGTTGAAAAATTTTCCAAAGTATGGCAGGACTTTGATCAACTGGATATCAATCGTACCGTGACACAGTACCAAGGCGATCAAGATTATCTCAACGTGGCCATAACTCCTCAGCAACGTAGATTTTTTGACACCAGTCGTATTCAAAGTTGGCGATGGCAAGTGGCCGACGGAGGTTATAATTTTTCTGCGCGAAAACCCAATGCACCCGGTGCCGGGGCAAATGACTACATTGGCGGCGACACCAGCATACTGGTATTCCACGGTCGCCCCAAACCGCATGAATGCACTGCTGATCCTGTGATTGCAAACAACTGGTGCTAGGTAATACTTAGGTAGTACTTGACCAAATATTTCCTTTTTGCTATAATAATGGCATACAAAGCAAAAAGGAGCCAGCAATGGGATATCGTGTAGTTGACACCATAGACGTCATGCGCAACAAATACAGTGCTCGTGCAGGACTGGAAGGCCCGTTCAACTTCAGTGGTCGTGTGTTGTATTATGACAACAAGGCGGGCCAGTACTACGATCCTACTACTGACTTCTATGTGGAGCAGGCGGAAATGGACGAGATCAACACCCGCTTCTTTGAACAGTTTAAAAAGTAATACTTTTGTAGTACTACTTTTTGGTTGACCAATAATCCCCAAAATGCTATAATAATGGCATACAAAGCAAAAAGGAGCCACAATGCAGATCACCACAGCAATTAAACAAATCCAAAAAGAAGCAGACTTTCTGGGCATGCCCTTGTTGGAAACACTGCAAGACATTCAAAAAAACGGCCGCATGGTATACAGTGAGCGCACAATGGAAGCGTTTGTTGTTTTTATGCAACAAGGTCAAGCATTGTTTGCCCCGGTTGACCATTAATTCAACATTTGCTATAATAGAGACATAAACAGTAAACAACCGCATTTCAAAGGAGCCAACAATGAGTGCAATTCGTGTTATCAAAGGTGAGTATCGCAACCGACCCGTGCGCAACATTGCTTTCAATCTTGTGTCAGGTTTTCAAACTGGCGCTAAAGGTAATTTTGTGACAGTAGAAAACAACGGCGCATTTCCCAATTGCCCCGACACCATCCGTATCAAAGTCAACAACATTAGCGACATCGAGTATGTCAATGGAGAAGCAGTGAGCAAAGAAAATACAGTGGAATTCGTTGCCCCCCAAGCAGAAGCAGAGACAGAAGAACAAATCATGACACGTATTCGTGAGCGTTTTGACATCTTGCATGAGATGACAAAGGCCTGTGTCAACGGTGACATCCGTGCTATGATTGTGTCCGGCCCCCCTGGCGTTGGTAAAAGTTTTGGCGTTGAGCAAGAGATCGAAAAGGCTACCTTGTTTGACAAATTGGCAGGCAAGCGACTTCGTGCAGAAGTTGTCAAAGGTAGTGCAACACCTATTGGCTTGTACCAAACCCTGTACAAATACTCAGACTCAAATTGTGTGCTGGTGTTTGATGACTGTGACAGTATTTTGCTTGACGACGTGGCCTTGAACTTGTTGAAGGGTGCCTTGGACTCGGGTAAAAAGCGTACCATTTCGTGGTTGAGTGAGTCTAGTGCTCTGCGCCGCGAAGGCATCCCAGATCGTTTCGAGTTCAAAGGTTCGGTAATTTTTATTACCAACTTGAAGTTTGATGGCATGAAGTCGCAAAAATTGCGTGATCACTTGGATGCATTGCAATCACGCTGTCACTACTTGGACTTGACACTTGACACCATGCGTGACAAAGTGTTGCGTATCAAACAAATTGCCAAAGACGGTGTGTTGTTCCAAGAGTATGATTTTGAACCCTGTGTGCAAGACGAGATTGTTGAGTTCATGGAAGCAAATCAAAATCGCCTGCGTGAGATGAGCCTGCGCATGGCCCTGAAGATTGCAGACTTGCGCAAGAGCTTTGAAGGCAATTGGAAACGCATGGCTGAGACAACATGTATGAAGAGTGCCTGACATGGCACAAGGAAAAAATATAGAGGCTGAAGAAATTCTGGCAATGATTAAAGAGCGAACAAAAATCACTCCAACTCTAAAACTCAAATGGTGGTTCAGAGATAATAAATGGCAGATTATATCTGCAAGTTTATTGTTAGGGACGGCATGTATAATTTTTGGCTTATCTACGACATTGTTCTTTTTATTTTTTGCCGCACTTTTTTGTATAGGATGTGTAGCAGGGCTGATGTTTTTTATGTCGCCTTTTATTTTCTTACAATTGATCATAGACGATATTGGCAGATCAATAGCCAGATACATCAAATAGTACCAGCTTGATTTTGATGATTGAGTGAGTTTTACCCCGGGGATTGGTTGGCTCCGCCCCGGGCTTTTACACAGGGACTTCGGTCCCTGTTTTTTTGACTTTTGTTTTGCAAGAGTATATACTGTGCTATGTCTCAGCACCTTGTAATCAAATTAGGCTATGATCTTGACCTACGTTTCCAAATAAGATCAACCCCGTTAGCTGAACTATGGTTGGAACGTATGCATCAACGTCATGATTGGCCCATGGACAATCCAGATAGATTTTACGGATTCGACACTGCTCAACAAGAACAACAACGTGCGGTTGACATGATTCAACAATGCATTGCCACAATCAATGCACATGATCCAATTATTGGTCGTGAGTTTGAATACACACAAGATGATCTCAATTACTTGCACAACATATTTGAAACCTATCATGGATTGTTGGATCAACAAACATCTGAATATTGGCATTCAGCACCTAACACAGTTAGACAAGCATTAGCAAATTTAAATTTAGCAGTACACAGATGCGAAGCAGCCATGGCTGCACCTTGCCCAAGATTTGTTTGCACTTGGTTTGGTATGCCCAAGACCAAACAGTTAGACGTTGACACAATACAAACACATGGCGAATTGCAAATCAAATTTGGTACAGTGTATCTCAACTATTGTGAAATTGGCAAGACCGTGGAAGACCTTGCACACGACAATGATATATACATAGGAGATAACGCATTTCGGCCATTTGGTTATTACAGCGCAGACTTCAATGTTGCATTTTATGATCAAGACTTGAATGAAAAATTTACCAGTATGCAACAATACATTGAGCAACACCAAGAGTTTTTTCTTGCTCGCAGCATTGAAAGTGTGTATAATGTAAAAGCACAACCGTTGAGATTTCCTGTGGCAGATTTAGAATACACCGGAACTCAACAAGAACTAATCTCCCAAATAAGGTCACGACAACTTGTGCGTGAAGTAAACATACTGTGAAACAAGCAACAATAATAATTCGAGATGAAGTAAACATCAAGATCGAAGGTCTGGACTTGGATGCTCGCAAGGCCTTGGTCACAGCATTCAAATATGAAAACCCTGCCGCACGTTATTTGCCAGCAGTGAGACTGGGACGCTGGGATGGCAAGGTGGCATACTTTCAACTGGGTGGATCGACTTATGTGAATCTGTTGCCGGAGATCATGCCTATCCTGGAGAAGTTTGATTATGACATTGAACTGGATGATCAACGTGACTACTCAAACATATTCAACTTTGAGCAAGTGAGTGAAACAAGTTTTGAACATGTGAAGTGGCCCAAAGCACACCCAGCAGCAGGTGAACCCATTATGTTGCGTGACTACCAAGTGGAGATCATCAACAACTTCCTGGCCAATCCACAGTGCATACAGGAAGTGGCCACAGGTGCAGGCAAGACCATTATGACAGCGGCCCTGAGCAATGCTGTTGCCCCATATGGCCGAAGCATTGTTATTGTGCCCAACAAAAGTCTGGTGACACAAACCGAGGCAGACTATATCAACATGCAACAAGATGTTGGTGTGTACTTTGGCGACAGAAAAGAATACGGACGTCAACATACAATTTGTACATGGCAAAGTCTAAACAACCTGCTGAAGAATACCAAAGCTGGCGTGGGCGACTGTACCATAGGTGAGTTTTTGGAAGATGTGGTGTGCGTGATTGTGGACGAAGTACACATGGCCAAGGCAGATGCGCTGAAGACCTTGCTCACAGGCGTAATGGCTACAGTGCCAATTCGCTGGGGATTGACCGGAACAGTGCCCAAAGAGAAGTTTGAAAGTCAAGCACTGCTAGTAAGTCTTGGCCCTGTGATCGGCCGACTCAGTGCTAGCGAATTACAGCAACAAGGTGTATTGGCCAACTGTCATGTGAACATTGTGCAACTAATTGATCACGTGGAGTATAAAGACTATCAAAGTGAACTCAAATACCTGCTGGAAGAGTCAGGGCGCCTGGACACAATGGCTGATCTTGTGCGTCAAGTAAATGAAACAGGCAACACCCTGGTACTGGTAGACCGCACTGAGTGTGGTAGGCAACTGGTAGAACGCCTGGGGGATAAGGCAGTGTTTGTTTCGGGTGCAACCAAGGGCGCAAAGAGGCAAGCCGAATATGATGAAGTAGCTGAGGCAACTGATAAAATCATCGTGGCCACATATGGTGTAGCCGCTGTGGGTATCAATATTCCTAGGATTTTTAATCTTGTACTTGTTGAACCTGGCAAGAGTTTTGTGCGTGTCATTCAGAGCATTGGACGAGGTATTAGAAAAGCAGAAGACAAAGACCATGTTCAGATTTGGGACATAACATCAACTTGTAAATTTGCCAAGCGTCACTTGACCAAGCGCAAACAGTTCTATCGAGAAGCCAACTATCCATTCACACAAGAAAAACTGGACTGGATGAAACTGGGATGAAATACGATATCATAGTATGCGGTGACAGTTATAGTGCAGCTTTGCACAATGGAAATCCCCGTGACGGAGTAAGAGATCATTACAGTCAGCTGTTGCAAGATATCTACGGCTACAAAGTACTGTGTTTGGCACGTGGAGCCATGAGCAACACAGGAATTTGTTTTCAAATGCGTGAAGCAATTCAGATAGGTTGTAGATTTTTGTTGTATCATAACACCTGGAGCACTAGAATCAATCTGGTGTTAAAAGACGGATTCTATCTTGACAACGGATTAAAAAATTTTGTTTATCCGTTTGCGGCAGACGAAAGCAGTTATTGTGAATGGGTGGGACACAATGCTGAGCACACTTCGACCAATGGTGTTCAACATCCTGAAAACAAGGCCTCAATACTGAGCACAGTGCCAGAAGGACTAGATCACAAGGATGGAGCACTGAAGTTGACTGAAAATCAACTGATGGCAGTGAAGTTTTACATTGCACACTTTCACAACGAAGGTTTTCAACAAGAAATTGATAGTTGGGGGTTTTCCCATTGGCATGCTGCGGCTGAAAAAGCTGGCATCATACCTATCAACATGAAATCTTCTGTGGGGCAACCCATGTTTGACTATGTGAGCAAAGGCACTATTGACGATGACAATCCCTATCACACTGATAGGGCCACACAATACACAGTGGCCCAGAATGTACACAAACATATATGTTCAGCCACAAGATCAGGTACTGGTGCAGCATCACCATCAAGGCTTGTTCGAAGCACTTGACTTTTGATGCAAAATCCTGTATTATTACAACATGCGAATACTAACACTTGACAACATCCACTACGACCTAGATCATTTGCCCGAAGAAGTAGATGACATGAGGTTTGCCATATTGGACAATTCAAATCCACAAGAGCCAGACTATCATTTTATTCCCTTGATCTTTTTGGAAAGTTTCAATGCACCTGCCTTGGTACTACGCATTGGCGAAAACACCATCAAGATGCCCATGGACTGGCAGATACTCATAGGTGAACCTGAAGTAGGTGACTTGGAAGTGCTGCCACTGACATCAATTAACGATCGTGGCTTTAGAGTGTTTCAGTTCAACCCACTCACAAGTTTCCGTCCCAGTTTCCCAGACATTGAAATCTTGGATGTGTATCATGAAGTATCATGGTATGCACCCAAACTAAAGAATGGGCAGTTACTTGCTGTGCCCTTAAACGATGATCCTGACCCTGACTGCGTGTACTTTGTGAAAGACATCAGTCGCAACTGTGAGATAGTAGACTACAACAAATCATGGTGATGCATGCCTTATACTGAACCACAACTGTTTGAAAACTTGACTCGCATGGTAAAAATTTACCTGGAAAGTTATCCCGAAGACCGCGAAGGATTGGAACGATTCCTGCGCTGGGCACACACTCAATATGGCTACCGGTATGGGAACTCTTAAACCCGGCGCCACCTACATTTATGAACGTGTGGGAAATGAAGTTTATGCCCGCGAAGCAGGTGCTGACCCCAGTACTAGGCAACTCATGGGCTACAGTTACGATCCTGTGACGGGACACCAAATTGATTATGCCAAACAAACATCAACCGGAGATAGCTTGTTTGACCGTTTGCAGGAAGATAAAATGTGGGGCGAAATTCGACGCCTGGCCAAGACCACGCCTGCTTTACAAGATGCTATGGAACGTGTTATAATGATATACCGACTAATCAAAGTAAACAAGTGAGCGATAAACTAAACATTGCCAATGAGATGCGACAACTGGATCGCAAGAATAGAAACTTTTACAGCGAACTCACAGACGAGGAACGCAAGAAGTTTTCCAACTATCTCATGATTCGTTGGGCATCATGTGTGGAAGGTTCAAGAGAACTGCAAGAGTTTTATTTGATTGCTACCAATGAACGACTGAACAAACACTTCTTCAACATCAGCCGACACCCTAAACTGCAATGGTTGTGTGCTACCACCGTGAGTCCAGACATGGGCACACCCAGACACAACTGGATCTCGCCCAAGAAGAAGGAAACTGGTGCTGGAGCAAGTGCCATCAAAAAACAACTGGCAGAGTTATTTCCCACATACAAAGAAGATGAAATAGCCATGCTGGCCTCAATGACCACAAAGAAAGAACTTGATCAACACATCCGAGACCATGGCCGAGACACTAAGTGAACTAACCTGCGGCTACTGCAAGAAAACATTTCGACGTGCAGAAAGCCTTGTGGTGCACATGTGCGAGCCCAAGCGCCGCAGATCAGAACGTACGGAACGTGGGGTAGAACTGGGCTTTCAATCTTATTTGCGTTTCTATGAGATCGCACAAGGTTCGGCTAGACTCAAAACATTTGATGACTTTGCGGACTCACCTTACTATCGAGCATTTGTAAAGTTTGGCCGATACTGTGTGGGCACAAAAGCTATCAATCCCAGACAGTTCACAGAGTGGTTGTTGAAGCACAACAAAAAGATTGACAACTGGGGATCGGATAAAATCTACACTGAGTATTTGTTAGACTATCTGAAGGTAGAAGCAGTGGCAGATGCACTTGCACGAGCAGTGGAGTTTAGCATAGACTGGAGTGAGCAACATTCAGCATCGCCACATGATTGTTTGCGCTACGGCAGCACACATGCCATGTGCCATGCTGTCACAACCGGACGAGTCAGTCCTTGGGTGATATACAATTCAGAGTCAGGACAAAAGTTCCTGGGCGAACTCACAGCCGACCAAGTGAGCATGATATGGCCCTACATAGACTCAGACGTATGGCAAAAGCGGTTCGCAGACTATGCCGCAGACGCTGAGTACGCAAAACTAATATTGAAACAAGCAGGATGGTAACATGATCAACT